TGGCGTATTAACTCCCTCATCTGTAAAAGTCATTACCATTTTTTTACCTCCTACTCCAGTCATTTTACGCGTAATAGCGTTCTCTATTATTTGCTGCTCCTCCTCTGTAGGCTGCCCAGAGTTAAAATTAATCCATGTAGTAGGGCTAAAGCCTCCAGTTATGTTATTGTAATGATACTCAGATACTAATCCATCTGTTAAAATCCAGTTAGTAGAGGCTGAGTAGCTTGGCGCTCCATACAAATCTAGACCTGGAGTATAATCTCTTACATATAATAGCTGATTAGTAGCGCTCCTATCATGCGTATTAAAGGCAGCAATAGGTATAGGAGCATTTTCTTTGCGCCTAGTATTTCCCCAGTCAGCACTTATCCAGTACTCCTCTACTATTCCATTACTATTAGGTACTCCTATCCTAATTTTTTCAACTGGTACATGAGTAATGGATACTACACTTTTTTTATCATTAGAATAAATTATATTTAGAGCTATAGCTCCCTGCAGGTATAAATCTTTAGCTACTTTACTTAGTAGCTCCTCTATACTTTCCTTAGAATTTATATTTTTTAGGAGTAAATTTAGCTTACTAGTAGCCTCTATATCTGCATTAGGCTCTATTAGTATCCCTTTTCCTGCTATCATGGTACTAGCACTATCAGTAATAGCTCTATGAGTAGCTGAGTTATTATACATAGATATTAAAAACTGAGGATAGAGATTTTTATAAGGTGCATCTATACCATAATTAATCCAGCCATCTCCATTAGCCTCATAGGCTTTAGGAGTAATAACCTGGCTTAAATATACCTCTCTTAAAGGAGATACATAAGTACCAGGAGTAGCAGTTTTTTTATTCTTTTTAGATTTAGCCATGATTTTTTATTTAATTATTATGGTACATATATAAAGTTATTAGGAGTACCATCTATTTGAGCATTAAAATCTACCTCTGCATTACCATCCCACGCCAAAGCCTTACCAGTTTGTACTAATTCAGTTACACTAGCATTATTTACATCTAAATTAGTTAAACTATTCTGGTAAAATATCTGATAAGTATAATAGCCTTTATCTTTTAGCTTTATTTGTTGTATTAATCCATTTGGAGTTCCTGTATTAATTACAGTTAATGGCATCCTAACCAGATTACTATTTTTAGGCTCTGCAAATGCTGATATATTCATAATCTGGAGTGCCGTATAACTCTCTTTAGTAAAGTCATTAGTAAAAACCATTAGCCAACTCCATGCTACTGGATAACTTGCTAGAGCGCTTAGAGGTAAACGCTCTAAAAGATTAGTATATATTACATTAGTAGCATTATTATTTTGTAAATATAGCACTATTTAACCTCTTTTTTATTTGTTTTTTTAGTCTTAGTATCTACCTCCTCAAAATAATCAGAGTATCCAGCCTTTATTACTAGCTTTATCTGTTCCTGGTTTAAAAATTGTAGTACTACTAATTTACCAGATGGCGCTATACTCATCTCTTTATACTCATCTTTTAACTTATATCTCATCTTATTACAGTTATTAGTTTGTTATAAATATAAAACTCTAGTAATTAGTAAAAAAAAAGGTATAACCTAAGCTATACCTTCTAATATTCTTTATATTATAATTAAATATATGGTGGGCTAGGAGTTACTAAGCCTACACTATCCCATGGATGAGTAGTATAAGCAAAACATGCTCTTATTGGATTTGGCTCTTGCGATTTAAAGGTTAAACTATATCCATAGGAATCTGATAAACTTGTACCAGTAGCAGCCGTACCCTCTAATAATTCAGCTCCATTAACCTCTCCCATTATCCATTGGTTGTTATTGTTATCTAGTATAAAAATCCTCATCCTACTCTGTGCTATTAATTTTAGCTCATCTCTCATGGCATTATCTAGCCTATGCAGTTTTATAACTAAAGTATCCTCATAAAAAGTAGTACCATTTATAGCGTCAGTTATTACCTCCTCAGATATACTACCAGTAGATTTTGGCAAATCGTATCTATAAGCGACTATAGGAGTAACATTTGTTAAAAACCAACTAGCAGCATAAGCTGGATCATAATGTATTCCGCTATATATTAATATTGAGCGGATACCTCCTACCTCAGCCTTACAGTCTAATAATCTGCCAGAGGTTAAGTCGCAAGGCATTTTTTAATAGACTGGATTTAGAGTAAGTCCACTAATATTATCCCATGGATTAGTAGTATAAGCTCCGCAATTACGCATTGGCTCTCTCTCCTGGGATACTATTGTTAAATCATAACCATAACCGTCCCCGAGTGCAGTTCCGGTAGCAGCCGTACCAGTAGTAAGCTCAGCGCCTAATACCTCTCCCATAGCCCATTGGTTATTATTGTTATCTAGTATAAAACATACCATTCTAGTCTGAGCTATATTTACTAGCTCATTACGCATAGCATTATCTAATCTATGTAATTTAATAGTAAGAGTATCTTCGTAAAAACACGTTCCATTTTCTGAGCTAATCGTAATAGCCTCTGAAAATAATCCAGTCGCTTTAGGTAAATCGTATCTAAAAGCAGTAGCTGCAGTTACAGCTGATAATACTGTAGCAGTATAAGAAGGTACATAATCAGTTAAAGGCATTAATAAAATAGAGCGGATACCTCCTACGCTATCTTTACAGTCTAATAATCTCCCAGATGTTAAATCGCAAGGCATAATTTTTTTTTTTTAAGTTATTTATTAAAAGTATTTAGGGAGAGTTTTTAGGCTCTCCCTTATAACTTATTTATTATACATAAAATACTACATCCGCTCCTACTGCATGATTTGCAGCTATAGAGAAGTTTCCAGCAATTCTAATATTTTGGCTTGCATCTTTATCAGCCATATCTAAAATAGTTAAATTTACAAAATCACTTATCAAATCAGTCGCAGCAAATAAATTAGATTTTCTAGATGCTATCATTACGTTAGCAGTCATCCCTGGAGCGTGAGCTATTCTAATCCCCTCAAAAGTTAAAGGAATTTCAGCAGCATAATATAAGTTCATGTATCCTAGAGCGCTCATAGCTGAGATATAAAAACGAATAGCAGCAGTACCCATATAAATAGTTAAGTCCTCTTTACCATAGCATGAAGTAGGTATCGCATCTCTTACTCTACCTAACTCAGTAATAATATTAGCAGCAGTTAAAGCTACTCCTACTACATCTACTACAGTAGCATCAGCTAAAGCAGTAGCCTCTAAGTCAGTCCAGATAGCATTTTCAACATTTGCACCGATACTAGCTCCTAAATACTCCATCATAAAAGCAGTAAAATCTGCATCCATTCCAGAGTTAGTAACTCCTGGCGTCATGTTTTGAGCTTGCCAGTCCATCTCTAAATCTCTCTTACATAATTCAAGATTTAATTTTTTCTTAACTGGAGTAATTACTCTATCAGTAAGAGTTAAAGTTCCTGCAGTTGAAAAACTACAGTCTGTATCAGCACTAATAATGCTAGCGCTATCTACTACTGTTAAATTTCTTTTATACTTTACATTTTCTAAAAAAGTTATATTACCCTCTGATAATGTTAAACCAGATTTAATACATGCACCTAGATAATCTCCAGCTTGTGAGCCAGTATAATTACCATTTACTGTTGGATTTGCCATAATTGTTTATTTAATTTTTATTATTATTTTGTTATATTTCTTAAAGAGTATCTAATACGCTCTCTAGCAGTCATTTTTAAAATAGTTTCTCTGCTTTTATTTTGTTCTTTTACTGTAGAGAATTTATTTAAAGTAATCTCATCAGATGCTGGAGCGTTAGATAACTCCTCTACCTTTTTAGATAGCTCAACTAATTCAGATTTATAGCCATCTAAAATAGATGATACTTCTTTAGAGATAACATTTACTAAATCCTCTTGGCTAAATTCGTACTCCTTAGTACTCTTAACTTTTTTAGGTTGTCTAGCTACCTCTTTTTCTAATACTACCTCCTCCTCAGCTACCTCCTCTACTACCTCCTCCTCTGTTTCTGGCTCTACTACTACCTCCTCCTCTACTACTTCTAGCATTTCAGAAATTACTCCATCCTCTACTACGATAAATCCTCTACCATCCTCTAAAGTGTACTCTCCTGGAGCTAATTTTATAGTTGTACCATCCTCTACTAAAATTGATACATCTGCACCAGCCTCTAACTCATCAAAAGTAGATACTATAATAGTACCATCCATTAATAACTCCTGTACCGCCATTTTAACCTCTGCATCTAAGCCTAGTGCTACTCTTACTCTGTTTTTTAAATCCATTATAGTATAGTTTTTTGTTATAAATATATAATTAGTTTACTTATTGTACTTTTAAAATCTTATTACTCCAGTTTAGCATAGCAGTACCTCCATAAAGGTTATAAGTAATAGTACCAAAATCTGAGTATTTACCAGTATCCATCCCTTTAGTTTTATTTAAAAAGGCGTTAATCTTTTTTATATCTGTAATACTTAAATAGCTCCTAGATATTAATTTTTTACCTATATTAATACTCATTTTAGTAGCATTTAACCCTCTCATCTCATCCTCTATTATAGCCCTCTGAGCGTTTAGGATAGCTCTACTAGGATAATCTTTATAACTAGCTAACTCTAATATCTCAGATAAAGCCTCTAATATCTCCTCATCACTATCATAAGTCATGTTATCCTTACCGCACATCCATGAGCCATCTGGCATCTTATGCTCAAATCCATCTGGGCAATCTGGATTAGCTCTAAAATTTACTTGCTCATTAGATATACTCTGTAATTTATCAATATAAAAGCCCTCTATACTATATCCCTTAACTTTTTTAGCTAGTATATCCTGCCATACTTTATCATTATCTACTTTCATAGATAATACCCAGCTACCTTTAGGTAAATCTAGGCCGTAAATATTACTCTTATCATGAGCAGTATCCTCTACTATCCAGCTCTCTACTGTAGTTACATCATGTATAGTATCAGTATGCTCTAAAGTAGCGCTACTCTGGTTATTATTCATTAAATATAATTCAGAGGCGCGTTTTACGGTTGCCTCACTAAAAAATACATAAAATTCTTTTCCGTTCTCATCTCTCCTATATATCTGCTTATTAGGTATTAAGGCCGCTCCTACTATTAGGCGCTTATGCTCATCTACTTTAGCTAAAGATAAGTTATTTTTAGTTTCTTTACTTAAAAAAATCCACTCACTTTCTATTGCAGGAAACTCTACCAGGCTAACCGCATCAATAGCCAGGCTACTATGCTGCTCATCTATAATTAATTCTACTATATCCATTTTTTTACTTTTGTTATAAATATATTTTATCTAATTATAGTTTACTCCTCCTCCTAATTTTAGCCAATTTTGCTTGGCTATCACTCATGGAATCAGTAAGTACAAAAGCCTTAATAGGCTCATTAGATAATCCAGCTATTCCCTCTCCAGTATCCTCAGAGGTAGCTCCTCCTCTAGCAAATCCTACTCCTCCCCCTGCTACATTCATATTACTTAGAGCGCCCCTAAACATCTTAGCAGATTTAGCATTAATAACTACCTCTCCTCTGGATAGCTTAGCATTTACGCTATCACTAGTACCATTACCATAACCTCCCACTACTCCACCTCTAGCCATTTTAGGTATCTCTGTTGCATTAATAGCATCTACCTGCCTTTGGCCTGCTAAAATGGCTATCCCTGCCGCTATAGGTGCTAATATTTGTCCTACTACTGGTATAGTTATTACTGAGTTAAATGCAGCTTGCGCTCCTATAAATGTATTAATCCTAGCCTCTGCTATTTTTGTAGCCTTCCATGCATCAGTACCTTTATTTTGTAAATCTGCTACTCCTCCTAGCATAGAGCCTACTGCAGCTAAATCTCCAGTATTTAACGCCCTCTCTTTATCTGAGGTTACTTTATTCTGGTCTTGTTTTTTCTTATTAAATTTTTTATTTATCTCTGCTTTTAACTTCTCAGCATGCTCTGTATCTGCTACTCCCTCTAACGCTCTAGTCCTATCAAATTCTAACTGCATATTAGCACGTTCTAAAGCATCCTCAGTAAATGCTATAGCATTCTCCTGCTGGATTAATAGTAGCTGCTCTCCCTCTGATAATAATAAAGCCTTTTTATCTGCTAAAGCCTTAGTATCTATTACTAACTGCTTAGCAGCCTCCTCCTCTTTAACTTTGGTTAGTGCTGCAGCCGCATCTGTTCTAACTTTTTGCCTAGCTAACTCCTCTCCTAATATCCTTTTTTCAAAAGCATTAACCTGGGTACTTACTTTTTTCTTCATTTTAATAGATGCAGTTTCTAAATCTATTAGTTTTATTTTTTCTGCATTTAGTTTCTCAAAATCCTCCTCTAAACTTTCGCCTAAACTTACCTCCTCCTCTATAGCTGCTACTCTCCTCCTTTGTAGGTCTAGTTGTTGCTCAGTAGTTTTTTCTTCTAAAGCTAAAGCTCTCTGCAGAGCATCTAATTTTTCCTTATTTGTTTTAGTTTCATCTACAGTAATTAATAGAGCTTTTTCTATCTCCTGGTTAGTTTTTGCCTTTTGTAAATTAAAATCTCTAGTAGCATCAGTTATACCTTGTAGCTCTCCCTTTAATCTAGCGGCTGCAGTAGCCTCTGCTACTATCTCATCTGCTATACCAGATAAAGCTCCTTTTACATCATTAGCAGCGCCAGCAAAATCTCCAGAAAATACTTTAGCTATAGCTCCTCCTATCATGCTTATCCTATCAGTAAGTACTGAGATAGCAGCGCCTACTCCTGCTAGTACTTGCTCTAGTTTTTCTGCTCCTGCTTTAGTATTAGTAAGGTATGATATTAATGAACCTATAATAACTACAAATGCACCTATACCAGTACTGATTAATCCTGCTTTTATAGAGCCGAATAGTAGTTTACTGGTAGCTTTCATAGCTATCATAGCAGTCCTTACTCCTGCCATAGCTCCAGATAGTAGAGTAGTCTGAGTAGCTGCAGCCTTAGAGCCATCTCCTACCTTTTTAATATCCTTACCAGCCTTAGCGCTCTTTACTTCTACCTCTAAAACAACCTTTTCAGCCATGATTTTTTATTTAATTTATTACTATTTAATCTCTTATCCTTATTATTTTCAATATCCTTAATAACTAAAGTCATATACTCTAAATTAATAATCATATTGCTTTTTATTATCTTTAATTTCTCTATCATAAAGCTATACCAGTTCTAATTTCTGTAAATCTTATAGTAGTAGCCCATTTAACATCTCTATTATTTGCTCCCTTTACTTGTTGTAAAAAACTAGTACCTCTTACTCCTACAGTAGATACCCAGCCAGCAGTACTGCCTACATCTGCTACTTTAGTCCTAGAGCTATCTATGCTTAATACTCCAGATTTATTTATAGCTGCTCCCACCTCTGTAAATGCTTTAAAATCTCCTACAGAACCTCCTCCAGAACCTCCTACTCTTACGGCTACTGTGTTAGTTTCAAAAGTTACAATAGAGTTATCTGGTATAGTAAAATAGCTACCTACTGTATTGTTTAAATAACTATCTACTGTAGTACTATTAGTAGTTTTAGTACCATACATTAATGTTATACTTTGCCTTTCAGCCAGAATATCTGTAGTTTTATTACCTCCTATTATATTACTGTTATCTGTAGTAGCCTCTGCTCTAGTACCGGATACTGTAGTATTAGAAACTAAATCTTTTACGCTATTATTCTCTCCAGATATTATATTACTAAAGTTATTACTAAATAATATATGGCTACCTCCTGCTATTATATTATCTCTAGTATTCCTACCTATAGTATTCCTAGAGCTATTTATAGCTAAATTATCTGTAGGCTTAGGATAATTAAACCTTAAATTATTCTCTACTATAACACATCTATTATCTCTACTCCTATAAACAAATCCGTAAGCAGTACACTCATCAGAAGTAGGAGATACTTCTACTAACTTGTCTAAAGAATTGTACTTTTCAAATACTACCTGGCTTAAATCATTTATTAATTTAGGTCTTACAGTAAACCCTATTTTAAAATACATATTATAAATTTCTTATTGTTATTAATTCTAGTTTACTCATAGCTCCAGCCCTATACTCTATTTTATAAATTCTATATCTAGTACTTTGGATTAAAATAGTATCATTAAAATTTAATTTA